GAGGGATACAACATCCACCCTACATCCCCGCGCGTGGGCTATTCTGAGGGGGCTGGAAGCCGATGGGCCATTGGGGTCGCTAGGGTACCCGCGCAACCTGGCATCACTGCCCTGTAGCCCTCTCAGAATCGGTCCTGGGACATGGGACGGGGCACCGGCCGCTGACACCGGCGCTAGACCTAGACGCCACCGCCCGCCAAGCCTGAAAGCTCCGGTCCGGCGATGGGTCGCGGCCCGGCTTGATAGCGTGCCCCTCTCCTTGTTCCCCCCAAGAAAAAACCGTGTTTTGGCTTATGGTATATATACGTTATGACGTGTGTGTCAGATGAAGGGTGTGTGTGATGGACACGGTGACTATGAACAAAGTGTTGGACTTGTATGCAAGTGGAGCGGTTGTGAGGGTTGTATGCAACCGTTGCAATGTGAGCATTAGTTCGGTGATGCGTGTGGTGAGGCAGGCGAGGGCTGAGGGTGATGTGAGGGTATTGAGGCGTAGGAGGTTGGTGGGTGGTGAGCGTAGCAGGATGATTGAGGGTGTGTTGGGGGTTGAGGGTGGTGTGAGTGCTACTGAGATTGCGGAGTTGTTGTGGGGCGAGGATGTGCCGAGCACTTGGCGCAATGTGGTTTCGATAGAGATAACGAAGCTGCGGCGTGCTGGGGTGGTTGTGAAGAACCTCAAGGGCCGCTATGTGTTGGTATAAAGTTTAGGGGCTAACGCAGTGAAGTTTGACCTCAAGAAGTTTTATCAATTTTGTTCTCAGTTGCAGATTGAGACGAAGGAGAAGGGCTTGCAGCGGCTGGACAAGCTGTTGGGCACGCAGACGTATGTGATGAACGAGATAGCGCGCGGGCTGGAAGAGGATGTGCATTTTTTTACCATCTTGAAGGGCCGGCAGCTTGGCGTGACGACGATCAGCTTGGCGTTGGATTTGTACTGGGTGTTCACGCATCCGGGCTTGGGTGCCACGTTGGTGACGGACACTGAGGAGAACCGGGAAATGTTTCGGTCTACCTTGGGGATGTATTTTGAGCATCTGCCGCGGCAGTACAAGATTCCGATGGAGGGGCATAACCGCAACCAGTTGCTGCTTAAGAACCGCAGCCGTTTGTTTTATCAGGTGGCTGGTTTGCGGGCTAAGGGCAGTCTGGGGCGCGGTAAGGCTATTACCTATTTGCATGGCACGGAGACGAGTTCATGGGGCGATGAGGAGGGTCTGGCGTCGTTGCTGGCTTCGTTGGCTGAAACCAACCCGGACCGCTTGTATATGTTTGAGAGCACTGCGCGAGGCTTCAACCTGTTCCATGATATGTATGTCACGGCCAAAAAAGCTCGCACGCAGAGGGCCATCTTTTGCGGCTGGTGGCGAAATGAGTTCTACACCGCAGACCCAGAAACGGCGGTATATAAAACATATTGGGATGGAAGACTGACCCCCGAGGAGAAGGAGTGGGTCAGGGACATCAAGAAGCTATACGGCTTTGAGATTAACAGCCGGCAGATGGCTTGGTGGCGGTGGAAACTGGCTGAGGGCATTAAGGACGATGCGCTGATGTATCAGGAGTTTCCGCCCACGGAAGACTATGCGTTCATCATGACGGGCACTTCGTTCTTTAGCACGTCGCGTTGCACGGATGCTGCTAAGGCTGCCAAGGCTATGAAGCCGGATTACTATCGCTATGTGATGGGGCAGTTGTTTCAGGACACTGAGGTGATGAAGTCTCAGGAGCGGTTGGCAACGTTGCAGATTTGGGAGGAGCCTGTAGACAATGGGTATTATGTTATTGGTGCCGACCCTGCTTATGGCAGCAGTGATTGGGCTGACCGCTTTTGCATTCAGGTGTTCCGTTGCTATTCGGACGGCATGGAGCAAGTGGCTGAGTTTGCTACGAGCGAGTTGAACACCTACCAGTTTGCGTGGGTGATTAGCCATTTGGGTGGCGCATACAAGAACAGCATTCTCAATCTTGAGGTTAATGGTCCCGGCCAGGCCGTCATCAATGAGTTGCGTAATCTGAAGCGCCAGGCGGTTGCCATGGGCGGCAAAGACGGCACTAGCTTGATGAACGTGCTGGGCCATATGCAGAATTACATTTGGCGCAAGAACGATACGTTGGGCGGGCTGTCCAATAGCATTGGGTGGGTGACCACCTCGGCCAGCAAGGAGCGGATGCTGAACTACTTCAAAGATTATTTTGAACGCGGAATGCTTATCGTAAAGTCTATGGACACGTTGGATGAGATGAAAACGGTAACGCGTCAGGATGGGACTATTGCGGCGGCTGGGCGTGGCAAGGATGACCGAGTGATTGCCTCTGCGTTGGCAGCGGCGGCGTATGCAGAGCAATTGCAACCGCGGTTGATTGCTATGAACCTGACCAAGCTGCGCAACCGGGCGTTGGATGAGTTGGATGCTGAGGAGCGCGGGCGGGAGCGCACGGTGGTGAGCAAGTACCTCAAGAACATTGGGCTTGGTGTCTGATGTTTGCGTTGCGGCCCAAGAAGGAATTGCTTGAGTGGTTTCGCCGGTTTTGGGCTGATAGCGACCGCGGCATTGGTATGGACTTGCTGGTGGAGTTTACCGGCGTTTCCAAGAAGACGTTTGAGGAAGTGGTGAGGCGCGGCAACCGTCCTATGCAAGACTGGGTGCAATCGGCGCTGAGCAAGTTTGCCCATGAGTGGGAGGCGGGCATGATCGAGGTTTACATGCGCCCCAACCGCACAAAGGCCATTAGGTACAGGCGAGAGCCTAAGTTGGACATGCGGCCTAGCGTTGGGCTGCAAGTGGTGGGCGGTGAAATCCGTCTGAACGTGGGTATGAGAAACCGGGCGCAGTATATGACGCCCACCTTGAAGGAGCAGTTGGATGGCAATTAAGCGTCATTATAAGTGCCCGAAGCACGGGTTCTTTGAATCATGGGAAGCCGTGTGCAGCCATGGTTGCTTGGACGGCATCAAGGTGGCGTTCCTCAAAGCGCCGGCCTATCTGTCCGATAAGACTAGGCGAAACGATGCCAACCTTAAGGGGCTGGCAAATGAGTTCAACATGACGAACATCAAGAGCACCCGCGAGGGCGAGCACCAAGAGGGCTACCTGACCCGCAACAACGCGCCGCCTTTAGAGCAGCCTCCTGAGCAGCGGCCAGGCTCTGGCGTGATCTGGGGCGGCGGTGCGGGGCATAGCATGCAGTCAGTGCTAGGTGGCGGCATCAAGTCGGTGCGCGGCGAGAGCGTTGGGTTCAATCCGCGGGAAGCAGGCGAATTGCGTGGACCCCGGACGGCGAGTTATGTAGGGGATCATGAAAACCTTCAGGTGAAACCGTGATTATTCCAAAAGACCCGATTGAGCGTGAGACGCTGTATCTGGATTTGATGGAGAAGTGCTTTGTGTCCCGCGAGGAGCGCAAGGCCGATTACAGCAGTTTGCGGTCTTGGTATCTGTTTGGCGCTGGCCCTGACGAAAGCCCGGCACACTACAACAAGATTTACCCGCACATTGACCAAGTGACGGCGTTTTTGTTTAGCGCCGACACCACGCGCTTTAGCATTAACCTTGGGGCGTCGGTGCCTGAAAACGAGCATACCAAGGTTCAGGTGCTGACCACCGCTTTGAACGATAAGTGGTCGGATTCCAACGGCGACCAAGTGTTTGCCATGGCGATGACATGGGCGCTTTGTTATGCATCCACGTTCATTAAGCTGGTTGTGCGCAACGGGTCCATTCACCCCTACATGGTGGAACCTGGCAGCGTTGGCGTGTTGCGCGAGGATACGCCTTACACAGACCGCCAAGAGGCGTTGGTCCAGACCTACCACATTACCAAGTCTGATCTAGCTCGCCGGCTGTACGGGCATCCAAAGCGCAAGTCGATTATGGATCGGATTACCGCGGGGCAGCATCAAGTAAGCCATGTGCCCGAGGGCCTTAACCGCATTGTGATGTCGCAGACCAATCCCACGATCTACGGCACCGTCAATCTTGATCTGTACGGCTACAACCGCATGAACGCGCGGGTAGCCGAAGACACGGTTGAAATGCGAGAGTTGTATCTGTGGAACGACGAGATAAACGACTATCAGGTCGTGACCATCGCGGACCCTGATATTATCATCTATGACCGCCCCGGCGAGCAGCTTTTTATGAAGGGCGAGCTGCCGTTTATCCAGATTACGCCTAACCCGCAGTACGACTACTACTGGGGGCAATCTGAGGTGCAGAAGCTGATTTTCTTGCAGCAGATGCGCAACCGCCGCATGACGGAAATTCTTGACCTGTTGAGCAAGCAAGTAAACCCGCCCACGGCGTTAATGGGTTTTACCGGCATTCTGGATGAGAAGAATTTTGCGTTAAACCGCGCTGGCGGGCTGCTGTCTAACGACATGGCACAAGGCAAGGTTGAGCGGATGGCCCCGGAGATGCCGGCTGATTTGTTCCGCGAGATTGACGCCATTGACGCCATGTTCAGCGAAGCGTCTGGTATTTCCAGCGTGCTATCTGGCCGCGGTGAGTCTGGGGTTAGGTCACAGGGCCATGCGTCTCAATTGGCGCGGCTTGGCTCATCGCGCATTAAGAAGCGCGCTTTGGTGATTGAAGACGCGCTTGAAAAGATGGCGACGTTGTATCTCAAGCTGATGCAGAAGTATGACCCTACGCATTTTAAGGATGCGTTTGGCAATCAGTTTATTGCTGAGCAATTCACCAAGGACTTCATGGTGAAGGTTGACGCGCACTCCAACAGCCCTATTTTTATGGAGGATATGCGTCAGTTGGCGTTCAATTTGTTCAAGGCGCAAGCCATCGACAAAGAATCCTTGATTGACCTGCTTGATCCGCCTATGAAGCAAATGTTGAAAGACAAGCTGAAGAAGCAAGCCGTTCAACAAAAGGCAGGCCCCCCTCCCGAGGGCAAGCCACCAGGCAAGCAGGGTAAGTGATGGCGCAGGATTTTAGAATCCAATCCGACCAGCCCCGAGCGCAAGCAAAAGACATTGCGCGCGGTAATCCTTCGCCCTCCATAGAATACAGGGTATCCTCCATTCGCACCCTTGGTAACAGGGCAGCGCCACGCGCTAATGCGCGTTCGGAAAGGAGGTGATACCATGTACAAGTCCGTCAAGCGCGGTCGCCGTAAAGGCTGCCGCTAATGCGGTGTGTGCAACTCTAACCACGAAAGGAGGTTTCCCATGCGTCGCAAGGGTCGTAAGGCTCGCCGGTAACTAACGCACTGCCTTGAGCAGTCGTTAATCCGCGACTTCCGCGCGGGACCGGAGGAGAAAAATAGTCCCGCTTGACTTTGCATTATCGTGGGTGTTACCCCGCGATTGTTATTTTGGAGCATCAAGTGTCCGAAAGCGTTATGAGGCTGCTGCAAAACCAGCGCCCGAAAGAAGCACCGGAACTGACAGCGCCTGATCCGGGTGAAGGCGGCATTACGTCTCCTCCGATGGCGTCTCCCATGAGTACGCCCGAGCCTAAGATGGGTTCGCGCGAAGCCGCGCTAATCAATGTTGGCATGGCAATGGATTTGATCGAGCAGTCTCTTCCCGCAATTGGAAGCGAGACTGCGGACGGCCAAAGGTTAGTATCCGCGCTGCGCTCTTTAACGGGCGCTATGGGGCCTCGCCGTCAGAAGGTTGGCGAGCTTCAGAACGCCGAAATTCTTCAGTTGTTGCAGAATCTGCCGCAAGCTGGTGGCGCAACGCCCGAAATGAAGGCGATGGCCAGTATGCCAGCTATTCCTGGTATGGGTGGTGCCGGTGGTCCTCCGGGCGCACCCCCGCCGCCTCCGGGTCCGCCGATGCCAATGCCGGGCGGAATGCCTGGTGGTCCGCCTCCGGGCGGTATGCCAATGCCGGGTGGTCCGCCGCCTGGCCGTCCCCCAATGCCGGGTGCGGGTGGTCCGCTCCCTGGAATGCCCCGATAGGAGTTTGAAATGGACCTTTTTAAGCCACGCGGGGCTTCTAACCCCCGCCGCCCCACTGACAACACCCAGCAGAACGGTCAAGTCATCAACACGCCGCGGTTTTCGCAGCTTGGTGGCCTGAAAAATTCTGCCGCCACGGGTTCAAAGAACCGGATGGCTATTAAGCCTCCCGGCGACGGTAAAAAGGTAATCTGATATGGCGTCTCTTGAAGATTTGAGCTTTGAAACCCGCGACGAACTGGCTCGTTTGGCTCGTTCGCTGGCTGAAAACCCAGATACCCGTAAGGATTTTCTGCGGTTGACCAAGAAGGCGCAGCCGGGCCTTAACATCCCCGAATTGGAGATTGAAGAGTCCGTTACGCGCCATGCGTCGGCTTCTGAGGCTCGCATTCAGATGCTGGAAGCCAAACTTCAAGAGAAAGACGCTCTTGCTGAGTTGGAAAAGCGCCGTCAGTCTTTAATGAAAGCCGGCAAAATCCGCAGCGAAGATGAAATCCAAGAAGTGGAGAAGGTGATGCTTGAGAAAGGCATTACCAACCACGAAACGGCGGCGGATTACCACCGCTGGATGAAGGAAGCAGCCGCTCCCACGGCATCGTCCTTCAACATGAATGTGCTGGACGGCAAAGCGCGCGATACTCTCCAGTCTTACTGGAAGAATCCGCAACGTGCAGCGCGTGACGAAGCGTTCAAGGCTCTTGCGGAACTGCGCAACCCGCGCCGTCCCATTGGTCTCTGATGCGGTATCAACAGTAGTTAGGAGAAAGACATGCCAATTGGTGGTGGTATTCTCCCCGCATCGGGGAGCACGCAGTACACAGAACTGACCTACCTTACTCGTAGGGCGTTCATTCCGAAACTCGTTGTCCAGATTTACAACAGCACCCCGCTTATGGCGGCGCTGATTGCAAACAGCCAGCAGGCCACGGGCGGTGTTTCGTCCGTTACCGTGCCGGTGCAGGGCAGCCAGTTTATCAACGCGCAGTGGTCGGACTATTCCGGTTCGTTCACTCAGCCTGCGGTGCAGCAGGGCGCGTACAACGCTGAGTTTAACCTCAAGTTGATGATCGCCCCGGTGCCGTTCCTTGGTATGGAAGGCGCTGTGCAGCAGGATCACGCGGTTATCCCGCTGATCGAAGCGCGCATGAATGACGCTACCAACGTCATGATGGACGGTATGGCGACGGCGCTGTACAACAACACCACCAACACCCAGCAGTTTATTGGTCTGCCGGGCGCGGTGGATGACGGCACCACGCTGGGCACCTACGGCAACATTGCCCGCTCTACCACGGTCAATACCTGGTGGCGCTCCAAGGTGTACGCTGCTGGTTCGGTCAACCCGACCCGTCAGAACGTGCTCCAGTACATTAGCGGTACGGTCAAAAACGGCGCGGAAGTGCCGACTTTCGGCGTGTGCGGCTTTGGCACTTGGACCCTGTTGGCGCAGGATTACGTTGGTCAGGAGCAGTACGTCATTACGCCGGGTTCCGGCTTTGACGGCGATGCCAATGGCCCGCAGGCTGCGTTCCGCGCGCTCATGGTTGCCGGTGTGCCGATCTATCCCGATCCGTACTGCCCCGAAGGCACCATGTACTTCCTGAACACCAACTACCTGTCGTTGTATATCCACGATCAGGGTTCGTTTGTGTTCACGGGCTTTGAATCAACCCTGCCTAACTGGCAGATTGGTTATGTCGGTGCTGTGCTCATGATTGCGGAGTTGGTGAACACCAAGCCTCGCGCCATGACCAAGGTTACTGGCTATAACGCTCTAACGATCTAAGGAGGCAGAACAATGGCTCTCGGTCTAAACAAGATCATCGTTGCAAATGCCTCGGCTAACACGCCGGCCGCGTATTTGCAGCCTGTGACCATTTCTAGCGTTGGTGCTGGCAATGCCACCGCGATGACAAACTCTCAGTTTGTCCCGGCTGGCACTTATCTGCTGTTGCCCACGGCTAACGTTACGATTGAAGTCAACAATTACACGGGTACGGCAAATAGCTGGACCACGTTGATTGCGAACAATGTCGGCGGTGTGCTGATTTCGGACGGCTTCAACGTGCGCGCCAACGCCGTTACGGGTACTCAGAGCGTTACGCTGCTGACCGTGAACGGCGGTGGCAACGTGACCAGCGGTTCCGGCACGGCTTGGTAAAGGAGGCAACCCATGGCGTCCCCACAATACGTTGGTAATGACTATCAGGACTCGTTCGGCAATTACCGGATGGCGTTTGTTTCCGGACAAACGCTTGCCAGCACGGGCAACGCCGTGGTTAGCCTTCCCGTTTTGAACGGCGGCATTGGCAGCCCGTTTGGCAACGGCTCGTATATCATTCGGCGCATTACCGTGACTAACCCGTCTAACACGGCGGGTGGTTCGGTTCCGAATATTGCGACCGCTAACGTGGTGGTGTTTACGTCTAACGATGGCAACACCTCCAACGCTGTCACCACTTCTGGCGGTCAAACGCTGGGCAACGTGACCGCTGCCAACACTTGGCAGGATTTGACGCTTGCTTCTGGCGCGGCCACTACCGCTTACACGGCACCTGTGCTGTTTTTGAAGGTGGGTACGGCTGTGGCTAACTCAGCGGTGAACATTTCCGTTTATGGCGACATTGTTTCGCTATGAGCGAAGTGTGGGTGACTAACGCAACCAAAGAGACGTTTGAGGATATGTGGCATGGGGACAAGTACACGTTCCCGGCCGGCAAGTCCGTCAACGTACCTTTGGAAGTTGCGCGGCACGTCTTTGGGTACGGATTGGTTGATCGCGTACCCGTGCTTGCCAGGCTAGGGTGGGCGGTAACGTCTAATGACGTTCCTGCCGCCTTGAAGCGGCTAGATCGGTTTGTTATTGCCACTGAGGAACCGCGCGAAGAACGGCCAAAGGTTGTTGCGCTTGTATCATGAGGTGGAGTTTAGATGGCAACGCTTTCAAGTTACATCACGCAATGCCGCAGGCTTCTGCATGATGCTAACGCCAACTTCTGGACCGATGACGAATTAACCGATTACATTAACTCTGGCCGCGAAAGGCTGGTGCGCGATACTGGTTGTCTGCGCACTATTCAAGCAGAACCTACCGTAACAAACCAAGAAGTCTATCCGTTTAACGATTTGCCTAGCGGCATCCAAACGATGGACATCCTCAACATCAATTTAATCTGGGGCAACACGCGCATACCTTTGCGCTACATGCCTTGGACCCAGTTTAATTCCGAGTTGCGGTTCTGGCAGAATTACTATGGTCGGCCGATTGCGTTCTCTATCTTTGGGCAGCAGTCGTTCTACCTAGGGCCGGTGCCGGATCAGGTGTACCAAATGGAGTTGGACACCATCATCCTGCCCACGGCGCTGACCACTAGCACAGCAACGGACCCGATTATCAGCCCATGGACGGACCCGGTGCCGTACTACGCCTGCCATTTGGCCAAGTTCAAAGAGCAGTCTTACGGCGAGTCTGAGATATTCCTCAACCAATACAAGGCTAAGGCTTTGTCGGTGATTAACACTTCGTTTACTCGCCGGATGCCTGACCCTTATAGCTCTCCGTATTGATATGGCCGCAGCAGAGCAGAAAAAATCCTATCAGGTCGTCAAGAACTTCAAGGGTGTAAACACCCAAGCTAACCGCACGGCCATTGATAGCGACCAATTTGCTTGGCTTGAGAATGTGCAGCCCATTGGGTTTGGCAACCTTAAAACGCTTGGCGTACAGAGCGCCGACTTGTTCACTTGGTCTGGCACGCCGTCTGCCTGCTATAGCTGCAACATCAAGAACGTAGATTACATCATAGCGTTCTTCACCAACGGTGGTGCTCAGTATTATCGCGTGGACACGGGCGCTACGGGAACGGTTGCCGCTGCGGCTAAGTTTTCGGCTTCTGGTGTGCGTATTGCGCAGTGGAAGACTGACCGCATTTTGATTTGCGACACCGTAAAGGGGCTGTTCAATTGGGACGGCACCAATGTTGTGTCCATCGGTTCGATTTCCGGTTACGGAATGGTGAACCGCGGATCGGGTTACACCTCTGCGCCATCGGTTGCTATTGGACCGCCTAACGAGACAGGTGGCGTTCAGGCTGTTGCCCAAGCGATAATGACGGCCAATGGCGTGAGCGGGCTGTTGTTTACTGAGGCTGGTACGGGCTACACGTCGCCTCCCACGGTCACGTTCACGGGTGGCGGCGGCACCAATGCAAACGCTGTAGTAAGCACGCTGAGCTTCGCCAAGGGCACTGTGGGCGCTTACGTGCTGAGTGGCGGCACTGGTTATACAGCGGCCCCCACGGTTACCATAACGGGTGGCGGAGGCACTAACGCTGCGGCCACGGCAATTGTTGAAGGCAATGCGGTTATCGGGTTGGTTTTCAGCAACAACGGCATCAACTACACCTCGCCGCCCACCATTGCGTTTAGCACGGGCGCTGCAATTGCGACGGCTGTAGCAACCACGGATAACAGCCCGGCCGTAAGCACGTTCTCTGGGCGTGTGTGGGTGGCGCAGGGGCGTTCGGTCTACTACTCGGCCGCGGGCAGCTACAACGACTTTGTGAGCGTGAGCGCCGGCAACATCAACATCCAAGATGAGACGCTGCACAATAACATCACGGCGATGCTCTCGGCCAACAACTTCTTGTACATTTTTGGCGATAGCAGCATCAACGTGTTTTCAGATGTTCGTGTACAAACGAACGGTACCACGATCTTCACCAACACCAACGTCACGGCCTCGGTGGGCAGCAAGCGGGAAATGACCATCTTCCCGTATTTCCGCTCTGTGCTGTTTATGAACGACTACGGCGTTTACGCGCTGGTGGGCAGCACCACTACCAAATTGAGCAACGAGCTTGATGCCATTTTCCCGCTGATCGACTTTACGCAGCCGGTGACGGGCGGCCAGGTGCTGATTAACAACATTCTGTGCGCGGCTTGGTCGTTTACCTACAACGATCCGTTGTCCAGCGCGCGGCAAATCCAGGCCGTGTTCTTTGACAAGCGGTGGTTTTTTACGTCGCAGGGTGCGTTGACCTATGTGACTAGCATTCCCGCGGGCGGCGTAATAAGCCTTTATGGCACCACCAGCACGGGCCTTTTCAGGCTGTACAACAGCAGCACGGTAGGCGCTAACGTCATTGTGCGTAGCGCGCTGTGGCCGATGAATGACCCAATTAGGGACAAACAGGCGCTGAAAGCGGCCATAGAGGCTACAACGAGCACTGTTGGCACGTTTGCAGCCACGATTGATAGTGAGACTAGCTCTAACCCGGTCGCGTTGAATGTTGGTTACCTTAGCTGGGTCAACAACGCTGGAACCACGATTCCGTGGACAAACAACAGTAGCGCGGTTATAAATTGGACCAACACGGGCTATCTGCTGTACAAGGCGGATGCTCAGCAGTATGGCAAGTACCTAGGTTTGACGATTACGGCGTCTAATGCTTTGTTTACGTTAAACACTCTTGAACTTGAATACGAACTCAGAGCGAGGTTCTAATGCCACTTCCCATCACGATCCCTAACACGTTTGCCACGGCTACAACGGTTATTCCGCTGTCGCAGTTGGACAACAACTTTACGACCGTCGTGAACGGCGTGAACGGCATCGGCAATGGCACCAACAGCCTTGCCAACGTAGTTGTAACTGGCGGCACCATTAACAACGCCACCATCACATCAAGCACTTTTACATCTCCCACATTTTCAGCGCCAACCATCAACGATGGCTACACGGAAGAAACTGTCACGGCCAACACAAGCACGGCCTACACGGTGGCTCTAGCCAACGGCACCTTGCAAATTCTGACGCTGACGGGTAACTGCACGTTTACGTTCCCAACCGCCACTGCTGGGCAATCCTTCATGATGTTCCTCAAGCAAGACGCGACTGGTTCTAGAACTGTGACATGGCCTGCTACGGTTAAGTGGCCCTCTTCAACAGCGCCGACCATCACGGCGACAGCCAGTAAGGGGGATAAGTTTGTGTTCACGGCTGACGGTACGAATTGGCTTGGTTCAGTTTCTGGGCAGAATTACCTGTAATGTTTAGCGCGAATACAACCCAGGTTTCGACCGCCGCAAACTACATCGAGGACGTGTTCTCGACGTGGCTTTACACGGGTAACGGCTCCACGCAGACGATCACGAATGGGATTGATTTGGCGGGTCAAGGTGGGTTGGTTTGGATTAAGCGCCGCGATGCAGCGGGCAATAATAATCTCTCAGACACCAATCGCCCCGGCTCATCCGCTAATGCTAAAACTTTATTTAGTAATTCAACAAATGCGGAAAGCACTGGAGGTTTTGTTGATTACGTCAGCTATAACTCCAATGGTTTTAATGCAAATTTAGTTTCTGGCGGAGGAGCAATCACATCAAACGGGTGGACATTTGCCTCTTGGACCTTCCGCGAGCAGCCGAAGTTCTTTGACATCGTAACCTACACCGGCACGGGCGCTAACCGCACTATTGCCCATAACCTCGGCTCAGTGCCGGGCTGCATCTTTGTAAAGCGCACTGATGCGGCGGCAGATTGGCAAGTCTATCACCGCAGCCTTGCCAACACGCAGTATATGGTGCTGAACAGTACTGCGGCTGCGGCAACCGGAGCAACACGTTGGAACAGCACAACGCCCACCAGCACGGTGTTCAGCGTTGGCACCGATACCACGGTTAACGCCAGCGGCGGCACCTACGTCGCCTACATCTTCGCCCACGACGCGGGCGGGTTTGGCAATGCTGGCACGGATAATGTGATTAGCTGTGGAGGTTATACGGGCAACGGCAGCACGAGCGGGCCATCTGTCACGCTGGGGTATGAGCCTCAGTGGTTAATGGTAAAGCGAGCTTCAGGTGGAACTGGGAATTGGTATATTTGGGATAATATGCGAGGATTTCCTGTTGGCGGTAACGATGCAATACTTTTTTTAAATCTCACAAATTTAGAAACAACTACTGTAAATTATATTGACACTAAATCAACAGGTTTTATTATTAAAGATGACAATTCTGGAGTTAATAATGTAGATGACTCTTACATCTACATCGCCATCCGTCGCGGCCCGATGAAGACGCCGACTGTGGGGACGAGTGTGTATACATCTGCGTCGCGTACTGGGACTGCTGGCGTTATGCCTAGGTGGGTTGCTGGCTTTCCTGTCGATTGGGCTATTCGCAAGTCAGATGTCACGGCTGGGGGAGGGGACTGGCAGGCTGGAGACCGTCTACGCGGAGCGGTGCAAGTTAAACCAAATTTAACAGAGGCAGAAACTGCTGCGTCTCCGTTGTATATTTTTGATGGGATGACAGGATATTCAACATTAGGGGCAGCAGGATCGGATTCGGGTGACCGGTCTTGGATGTTTCGCCGCGCCCCCGGCTTCTTTGATGTGGTGTGCTATACTGGGACGGGCGCAGTAAATACATTAAATCATAATCTTGGCGCGGTGCCGGAATTGTGGATTATAAAAAGACGCGATGGTATAACAGATTGGATTGTAGGTGGAGGCGCATTAGGAACCGCCACTGATAAATATCTTTCGTTAAACAGTAATATAGCAACTCAGACTTTTTCAAATGCTTGGCTAGCACCAACAGCGACAACTTTTGGTATTGGATCAGGAATACCAGCATCAACTGCGTTTAATGCTTCCGGAGGCACATACGTTTCCTACCTATTCGCCTCCTGCCCTGGCGTCAGCAAAGTCGGTTCCTACACCGGCACAGCAGCCTTGCAGACGGTCAACTGCGGCTTCACATCAGGCGCAAGGTTTGTCCTCATTAAGCGCACCGACAGCACAGGCGACTGGTATGTTTGGGATAGCGCGCGTGGCATCACTGCCGGTAATGATCCATATCTACTCCTGAATAGCAGTGCTGCTGAAGTCACCGGCACCGACTATGTTGATACAGACAGCACAGGGTTTAAGGTCACGGCGGCAGCGCCTGCGGGTTTGAACGCCAGCGGCGGCACATATATTTTTCTTGCGGTGAGCTAGAGGAAGCCATGGAAATCAGATTGAGAAACACGGGCGAAGTGATCACGGACGGAGAGTTCCGCTCTCTTCATCCCACCACCAGCTTCCCGCCACAGCTTTCCGTAGAGCTATTGGATAGCTTTGACGCTGATGTGGTCTTTGAAGGGCCGCAGCCAGCAGCAACCAGATACCAGTTTGTCGCGCGTCAGGGCGTCATCCAGATGTCTGATGGGAACTGGTATCGGAACTACGTCGCTCTTGATATGTCCGACGAAGCTAAGGCCGCTCTTGATGCCCAACAGGCATTTTCAGTGCGCGCAGAGCGGAATGCCCGGCTAGCTGCTTGCGATTGGACGCAGTTGGCTGACGCGCCTGTGGACGATCTTGTTTGGGCTGTGTACCGGCAAGAATTGCGAGATGTGCCAGATCAGGCGGGTTTTCCCACAGAAATTATTTGGCCCACGCAGCCGGCAGGGTAACATGGACCAAAACCTTTACAACATTGCCGTAGCAATAGCGGGTGCAGCCATTGGCTGGATTGTAAAGGTTATTTGGGACGCTGTGCGCTCCCTAGAAGCTGACATTCGGGACATGGAACGTGATCTGCACGTCAACTATGTCTCTAAGGACGACTATCGCCAAGACATCCTTGAGCTAAAGGATATGGTGAAGCAGATATTTGATAAGTTAGACCGTAAAGCAGACAAATAGGAGGCTGACATGAACAACGATATGTGGCTTGGCTTTTTTCGTCATCTTCTTACTATGGTTGGTGGCGTTTTTGTCGCTAAAGGCTACGTTGACACTGACACTGTTAACACTGCCATCGGGGCTACTACCGCGTTAGCGGGTGTGGCATGGTCCCTTGCGGACAAGAGGGGCCGGTAAATGGGCGTTCAGGCTTTCACCAAGCTGGGTAACACGGTTGTGTTTACTGCTGCTTCCACGGCACCCACGCCCGTGCAGGCTGCGAGTACGACGCTTGGTGGAAACCAATATCGTCTTATCAACAGCGGCAATGTGGTAGTGTTTTTGGGTTATGGCACTACCAGCGCCGATGCGGCTAACACCGCGGTAGTGGTATCGGCTTCTCAGCCTGCGTTACCGTTGCTGCCGGGTACTGACGAGATTTTGACTTTTGTGCCTAACGCTTATTTTACGGGGATCACAAGTTCCGGTACTGCGGCGGTGTATGTAACCCCTGGGGACGGGATGTGATGTATGCTCAAGACGGTAGCCATTACCAGCGGCGGTTCAAACGGCACGGTTACTAACGTAGCCACCGGGACTGGCTTAACGGGCGGTCCTATTACCAGCACGGGCACGATTAGCCTAGCAAACACGGCTGTCACGGCTGGTTCCTATGGTAATGCCACTACCGTTGGTTCTTTCACCGTTGATGCGCAAGGACGTATTACTGCGGCCAGCAATGTGACCATCTCTGGTGGCGCAAGCGGCACGGTAACCAACGTAGCGACGGGCACAGGCTTGAGTGGGGGGCCGATTACCACCACTGGCACTATCAGCCTTGCCAATACCGCGGTGACGGCTGGATCGTATGGCAACGCTACGACCGTCTCATCGTTTACAGTGGATGCGCAGGGGCGTCTAACGGCTGCGTCTAACGTGACCATTAGCGGTTTGCCTAACAGCGCCTTGACTAACAGCACGGCTACGTTGGGCAACGCCACAATCACGCTAGGAAGCGCCACAACGAGCGTGGGCAACCTTACTGTGACCAATGTAACCATCACAGGTGCGGCGTTTGCTTACGTTGCTAAGACCGCTGGTTATACGGTTACGGCTACGGACTACACGGTGGCGGCAAATGCCAGCACAGGCGCTTTGTCTATTACGCTGCCTACCTCGGTGGGCATTACGGGCAAGGTGTATGTCATCAAAAAGATGGACAGCACGGCTAATGTGGTCACTGTGGCTACCACATCTTCTCAAACCATTGATGGTGCCACCACGCGCGCTCTAAGCTTGCAATATGATGCTATATCGGTGCAGGCAGATGGTGCTAACTGGATCGTAATTAGCAACACTTTTGGGCGAAACGGTACAGCCGGGAGCTTCTAGTGGACTTTAGCACGCTCAGCATCGTCAAATTCGGGGACAAGGACAGCCTAGGCGAGTTCTTGTTCGTAAATGCTGTGCAGCACCAGACTTTCCGAGAGGTTTTTTTTGATCAGGGCATTCAGGTGCCGGCATACCCGCTTGGGGACGCTGATATTGAGAATTTGGACGACTGGTTGCAAGCTCACCAGGTCGAACACCAGCAATTTGCGAGCCTTCTGGGCCTGCAAAACCCGTTTAATATGCTGGATGCGGACTGGAATAACGAGGCGTCGTTCTACGATTGGCTTGCCACGCACTTGACGATCCATGAGCAGATTGCGGCTGAGTTGGGGCTTTCCTGATGCCTTCTCAGCAGATGACCACCACCCAGATTTTGCGGAAGGGCATGAACGCTGAAACCGGGTCTCCAAAAGAAACCGAAAAGGCATTAATTCACATTGGCGCTTTGGTTAAGGCTAAGGTGTTAACGCTATCTCGCATTGGGAACACGGTGTTTACGAGTACGCGCATTACATCTGACGGGCGTTGGCTGCCAAAGACGGAAGCGGAGGTGCATATGTACACCGCGGAAGGGTTGCAAGAGGTTATACAGCGCCTAGCGGTGTTACCTAACGCGCTGCGGGCTATGGGCATCCAGAAGTTTTATTCGTATGCGATGCAGCCGGCGATTATGCGGGTGATCCAGTCCGGTTTGGAGCGTGGCGGCGTGAAGCCTATTGTGACCACGCAGATGAAGTACGTTGGTGGTAATATGACGCCTGTTTATATCTTGGAGGTGCCGATCTAATGTCGGAATCCTCAAGCTACGCTGGTGCTACCCCTGACGCGGCTCCTGAAAGCTATAATGCTTATGCTGCGGCCGAAACGGCGGCGGGTCGGCAGGCTTTTGACTACAATAGCCCGCAATATAGCGGGATGCTTGCCGAGCAAAGGCAGGCTGCGGATGATGCTTTCCGGCGTAGCCCTGCCGGCCAAGAGTGGCAAAGACAGCAAGACCTTGGAACGGCAAGGAAGGCTCAGCGCGACTCTAAAGGCACGTTCAACATCATTGCTGGCATTTTTGCGGCTGTGGCGGTGGTGCTTACCGCTGGTACGGCGCTAGGGTTTCTTGGTCCGGCTGTAGCGGCGGCGGAAGGAGCGGCGGCGGGGGCGGCTGCTGGTGGGTTGGAAGGCGCTGTTGCTGCTGCGGTGGCAGAGGGCGCTATTGAGGCGGGGGCGGCTACTGCGGCGTTGGCGGAAGCTGCGCCTGCTGTGGCGGCGGTAGAGACGGGCGTGAGCGCGGCGGCGGGCGGCGCTGCTGGTGCTGCTGAGGCTGCTGCGCCCTCAATATTCTCGTCCATCATTGACGGCGCTACATCGGTTTACAACGCGATTAGCGGTGTGGTTGAGACTGTTGGCGAACTGACCAACATTAGCGGCCCTCTTGGAAAGGCGGCGGCAGAGGCGACGGGCATTAATTCTACCGTTGCCGATCTTGCTGCTAAAACCTTGGTGGGCGCGGGCCGCGGCGCGCTGACTTCCGGTATTCAGGGGCAGGACATTGGCCTTGGCGCTTTGGGCGGTGCTGCTGGTGGGTTTGTCGGTGCGGGCACGAAAGAATTGCTGGGCGCTGCGGGTTTGGGCAGCACTGGATTTGAGGGCGGCATTAAGGGCACCCTTTCTAGCGCGCTTGGAGGCGGTGCCAGCGGCGCGGCTAGGGCTGCGGCTAGTGGTGGCGACATAGGCGGCGCGGCTCTGCGTGGCCTTGCTACGGGCGGCGCTAGCGGTGCTGCTAACTACCTGTTGAGCGATGCGCTTGGACTAGGTAGTCAGATAGGTTCGCTGGGCGGCACTCTTGCCAGCGGTTTTGTGGGTAGTGCTTTGGCTCCTGACACGCCAACGCCGACTGCAAGGTCACGCGAAGTGATTAGGGTGCCAAGGCCAACAGCGTCCACGCCGAATACGCCAACTTCATCGGGACCAACTGGCGGCGGTTCGTTGAACCTGGCGGGGCTTTTCGACCTTGGTGGTGGTAGGCCAAGCGGTGGCGGTAGCACGGGTGGTGGCGGTGGAACGGGCGGTGGGACGGGCGGTGGCGGTTCAGGCGTTAGCGCGGGCGGCACGGGTATCAGCGGCGTGTATGGCACCAGCGGGGCCAGCGGCGGAAGCGGTGTGACCACTTCTGGCACGCCTAGCACGATCAGCACCACGGCACTTGCCAGTTTGCTTTCATCGCCAAGTGATCCGGGTTATAGTTCGCCGCTTTCGGATAATACCGAACCCAGTTCTTCTCAACCGTCTCCTTGGAATAGGTCTTCGCTAAGGACGACTGACCCATTGGGATCATCCTATGGCTAAATTGGCTGCCGCTCTCCGCACTGACTCTTTAGCTGACGTGGATTTGCGCCAATTGGCGCAGATGCTGCGGAAGAAGGGTCGTGGGCGTGACACGGTGTTGGCGCACATCACGCCGCAGGAAGCCAGGCTGCTGAAGCGCCGGGGTGGGCGTGGCAGCATTAACCCAAAAACGGGTTTGCCCGAGTTTGAGGATGATTTTTACGATTTCGGCGGGGGCGACTACGGCGGCGGCTACGATTACGGCGGGGGCGGCGATTACGGGCCGATCTATGAATATTACGATGAGCCTGTGCAAGATTACGGCGGGGGCGAGCCAACTGGCGGCGGGTACGTTGATGAGGTTGCCACAACGTCTGCTGATAGCGGTGAAGGACAAGGTGGTGCAGGCCCTCAAGACGGCGCTGCTCCGCCTATTACAACCGCACAACAGCAAGCGGAAGATGCGCGCCGTGCAGCGGACGTTGCGGCTATAGGGCAGGGCGGGGCGGCAGCCACAGCTTTTCCAACGGATGCTGACGGCAACCCCATAGTTCCGCCTGATCCTGATACGCCTGAAGCAACCGCCGCAAGGGATGAATACGACTCAAGAAACTCTTTCTTGGGGCAATTGCTTGGCGGGCTTGGTTTAAGCGGGAACGGCGCTGGCGGTTTGCTAGGCGCAACGGGCTTAGCGCGGCTTTTGGCTGCCGGTGGCGCTGGTGCAACCGCATTGCAAGCGGGTAATCAGGCTCAAGCGCAATCTCAAAACGCAGCAAACCAAATTCGTGATGTTGCCAATAACGCAACGGCTGCGGGTTCAAACGCTCAGCAGCAATTGAACGCTCTTGCCGGCCAACAGCAAGCGAGGGCTGATACGGCGCAATCGGGCATTCAACAGCTTGCGGACACTGCCAACAAGCGCGCTGTAGACCTTCAAGCTGGTTTGTCTGGGATTGCTGGCAATTCTGCGGCACGGGCGGCAGAGGTGCAGCGTCAATACAACGCGCTGGCAAGCCCGTATCAGACCCAAGGCCGTGAAATAGCCCAGATGGGGCTTACGGGTGGTTTGACCCCAGCTTCCGCGCAGGCTTATCAAGCGGCACAAGCAAGGTTGGCTCAGCAGGGTATTGGCCGCGGTGGTGTGGCTTCGGCGCAGGCTGCAACTCAGCTTGAGAGCCTTCGAGCACAGCTTTTGGGCGACCAATACCGTCAAGGTTTGGACACTCAGCAGATTGGCGATAGGTATGCCTCTCAAGGAATCTCCGCTGGTTTGGCACAATCTAACCTCGCGGATGTGCTTAATGCCAACGCTCTCAATTCAGGTCTTTCTCAGTACAATTACGCCAACACCTTAAGTTCAAACGCCATTACAACTGGCATGTCGGCTAGTGCTATGGCTAATTCGCTTAGCTCTGCGGGCATTACGGCGGCTTTGAATGCTTCTGGCATTTCCAACGGGTATTTGATCCAAGCCATTCAAACCTCTCTTACGGGTGATGCTGCGGCTCGCCAGGCTATGCAGGGCTTTTGGACCCAGATCGGCAATTTTGTGGGCGGCGGTACGGGCGCAAGTGCCGGTAACGCGGCTGCCGCAGCGAGGATTTAGAAAATGTCAGGCTCTAACAACATGTACGGCCGCAACGCCGATTTGGCGGCAGAGCGTGATGCTATCCTGAGTCTGCCGCCTGACCAGCAGCAAGCGGCTTTGATGGCGATGAGCCAGCGGCGTTCTAGTGTGCCTGCAATGCCTGGTGGGTTTCGTGAGCCTACAGCGGATAGTGCGGGTGGCGCTTACACGGAAGGTTTGCCCCCCGCTTCTGGCGTTTTTGCGGATGTTTCTAGAGCTTTCCAGCCTCGCAACATGGCCGCGGTAAGCGGTGGCGTTTCCGAAAAGCGGGGGGAAGACACTGCTGCCGGTGGCGCATCGTCTTCGTCTAACCCTCTGAGCGGTTTGCCGGCTGGTATGCAGAGCATTTTGAGCCAGCAGCGCGAGCTTAATAGGCGGGCGGGCGAAAATGCGCGAGGTATTGCTGATATTGAACAACAGCAGCGCGTTCGTATAGCCGAGGGTGAGGAGCGAACTTCTCGGGATTATGCCAACACTCAGCGGCAGCTTACGCAAAACCTAGACCAGCGGATGCGGCCTATTCCTGAGTTTGTGCCTACTCAGGAAACCGCACGCGACATTGGTATGCTTGGCAGCCTGTTAATGCTGGCCGGCGCTACGTTAGGTGGTAAAGGCAAGCAAGGCGCGCTTATGGCCGTGCAGTCTATGACCGGCATGATGAACGGCTACCGTCAGGGCCGGATGGACCTGTATCAGCGGGAGCGCCAAAACTTTGAAACTGGGGTGCGCCAGGTGCAGGCGCAGAACCAGCAGTTGCAGCAAGCGTTTGAGCGGGCGCAGCGGTTGGCACAGACTGACATGGAAGCCGCACAACGAAATTTCCGGCTTGATGCTGTTAGGCTTGGCGCTGAGTTGCCAAGGCTTGCGGGTGAGCGGGCTGGAATTGAGGGCGATAGGCAAGTTTTGCAGACCGGGATGACATTGGTAGGGCAAATTGAGCAGCGTAAAGCGGCGGCTGAACAAGCGGCGGCTGTACGGCGACAGGCTCTTGAGGAGGCGCAAGCCCGAGAGGCCAGGTCGCGCCAAGCAACTATTGATAGCCAACGTCGAAATGTTCAAGGCAGGGAAGTTTATCTAGAACAGCAAGGAATACCACGGGAGGCTTCTCGCCGCATTGGTGAACGTGAAGTTGTTGAAACCACCGCACTTATTGAAGCGGCGGAATTGACTTTTCAGTTGGCTGAGGCCGTTAGAAACAATCCGCAAGCAGCCGGCGTGGCCGCGCAAATTATCAATAGGTTTGAGAGGTTTGATCCCAGCAGATACGGCAATGATGTTAGTGGTGGGTTCTTTAATTCACTGTTAAACTCAATGGTGGACCGTTCGGAGCTTAGGGGTACGCCAGACCAAATTGCTGCGGCGCGTACCATCGCAAAAGTGGCAATTGACGTTATCAACGCTAGAGCACTTGCGGCTAGTGGTGGCGGGCGGATGCTGGTTGCTGAGTTTAACGCGCAGAAAACCGCCATCGGCTTGGAGGCGCAATCCCCACAAACGGCTGTACAAGCCTATACTAATTTGGCCAGGGGAGATATTGCGTCAATTAGGCGTTTTGGTCTTCAGGAGTACGTTCCTGGGTTGCAAGAGCGCATTCAACAACACGCAAGAGAATACGCCGCAACCAATTTTCCTGGGCCTCGCGGTGCCAATGGAACGACGACGCCTCCGATTGGCCAGACGCAACAGCGTCAGAGAGATGCGAATCAGGCCCGTGCCAGTGAACCCGTCAGAATTACGGACGATGATGCTGGTGTGGCAGCTTATGAGGCTTTGCCGTCAGGTACACTATATACCCTTCCTAACAACGTCACTCAGAGGAAGCCATGAGCAGGCCGTGGGATAACGATCAGGTTGTAGAACAGCCTGCAAGCGCCAGGCCGTGGTCTAACGATCCGGTTGCAACGCCCGATCAGCCTTCTTCTGCTCCCACTGCGCCTGCTTCCGCCCCAAAAAATCAACGCTCAACCTTAGAGCGCGTCACCGCTCCTATGTTAGCCGCCCCGCAAGGCACTTTGGGTGGAACGGCGCAGTTGGTTGGTGGTGCATTGGAGCTATCGCCTGGCGCTGTAGGGCGCGCTGGTGCCGCTGTGGGCCGTTTTGGTGATGAACAGGTGCGCCAAGCGCGAGAGCGCAACTTTATCATGGGCACCGCGGGCCAATTGGCTCCTTCGCTTCTTGGAACTGGCGCTAGTATCGTCGGCCAAGGTCTTTCTATGGGCGCTCGCGCTTTGCGTGGCGGAACTACAGGCGCGTTTTTGGGCGCTGCTGGCACAACGTCAGGCCAAGAAGAATTGCCCGCCAGGTTGCGAGATAAGGCCATTCCAGCGGTTATTGGCGGTGCGTTGGGCGGTACTTTAGGTGTCGGGGCTGGTGTTCTTGAGCGGGTCACGGGCGCTCAAAGCCGCCGCCAATTGGACGAACTTAAAGATCTTATTACCAGCGGCAATTTTGAGCGCGAAGTGACTGCCGGGGCGCGTTCCAACCTTTTGCGGGAATCCCAAACCACAGAGGCGATGATTGCGTCATTGCGGGCTGAAGGTAGGCTTACAGAAGCTCAAGCGCGGGATGCCGTTCGCCAATTGCGCCTTGGCCGAGACCGGAAAAACAATCCTTTTGTGGAGCGGCGTGAGGCTGGGCGTGAAGCAGCGCAAGACAGAAGGTTTTTCCAAGACGCGCTGCGCCAAGCTCCCACAGAAGCCGAGATTGGGCAGGCGGGTCTTAGCCGTATTACGCAGTTTGTGCAGAACTTGCGAGGCAACAACCGCAGCGTTGCGGATGCCATGTACCGTGAAGCTGACGATGCCATGCTTCAAAAGTTTGAAGCTGGTAACATTTGGCAAAACTCGCCGTCCGGTAGGCGGTATATTGCCGACCTGAGAAGCAGGCTGGACACTAGCTCTACAACGCGAGCGACTGGCGATGAACGCGCGCTGGTAGAGCGTTTGTTGCGAGATTTGGAAGGTGTTTCCACTTCAACGCCAGCAAGCTCTGTGCTCAACGCTGCGGGGCAGCCGGTAACGGCCGCGGGTACGCGCGTGGCACCATCGGAACCCAATGTTATCCGGGAAACGCTCAGGAGGCTTAGAGACGCTGCCTCAGGCCGTCCAGAGCAGGGTTTTGCGGCCATCGGCCAGCAGCGCGCCGGCAATTTGGCGGACGATCTTGCCAAAGCGATTGAGCCTTGGGAGCCTAGTTTGGCTCGCGCAGATGCGCGTTACCGGGAATTGATGCAACTTTTGCAACCGGCCCAGACAGGGCGCGGGCGTGGCGTGACCGCGGGCGAACGGTTTGACTATACGGCACCCTCCATTGATCCCTCTCGTTTGCCCAATATGTTCTTCACATCGCCGCAGGGGGTTCGCCAGCTAACGGATTTGGTGGGCGGTGACACGGCTTTTGTGAACAACCTAGCCAATCAATACGTTGCTAGGCAGTTGGCAAACAAGACGCCAGAGCAGGCAAGGGCGTGGCTCAATTCCAACCAAACGCTGAATTGGCTGAACCCTAGAACCCTA